CGGTGTTGGTGGTAAGAATCATGTCCGCTCCTCATCGACGCTGTCGGGGTCGTCCTCGATTGCCCCCGCCGCCGCCCGCCTCTCGTCAGCGTACTGGCCCAGCTGGACGCCAGTCAGGTTCTCGATGGCGTCGAACAGGGCGCGACCCGTGAGTTCGGGACTGATTATGTTTGCCATGCTCTACTCCTCTCCAAGCTTAATCATGGGGTTCAACGCCGGGACCAGGTGGTCCGGCAGTTCCGTTTCCTCCACCTTGCTAGAGGCAGGCTCGAACGTCCCGCCGTGCGACTTGCAGTGGGCGCGGGCCGCCGCCTCGTCCCAGGCGTCCTTCGGGTAGAGGTAGGAGCGGTCCCCGCCCTCCCCGACCCGGGCGGTGTACTTCTTGCCGGCGTGCTCCCGGGCCATCGACCCCTTCACCTTGACGGAGGCGTTGATCACGCAGGCGTGATTGTTTGGATACGGCATGTTAATACCTCAAGTGCCGCTGGCCGCGGCACACCTTGACTAGCCCCATCGTGTGGGCGCAGGCCGGGTTCAGGCACTTGGCGCACAGAGCCCAGCCCCGCCGGCGGAAGGGGCACTTGCAGGTGATCCGGAACATCGGCCCCCCGCACTTGGGGCATTTTGGCGTGACTATCTTAATGCCCTCGACCTTTTGGCCCGTCCCCATAATGGTCATTCGACGGCCCCCTTGTCCTCGGACTCCAGCCGCATGCGCTCCATCTCCTCCTTGGCCGCCGCGAGTTCGCTGGCCTCGGCCTCCTTCCTCCGTTTCGCCTCCTCCTCCTCGTCGACGCCGGGGATCTGGCCCGCCACGTGCTCCTTCGAGACGATGCCGCCCAGGGCGGCCGGGATGAGCACGAGCTCCAGGTTCTTCCAGTGGTCCTGCGAAATGAGCGGGATCTCGATGCCGACCTTCTCCGGGTCGAGTCGGCCACCCTCTTCCGACTTCTGCCCCGCGCCGCTCCGCGCGTTGAACATCGCCATCGCCTTCTCGAGCATCTCCTTGAGGGCGCCGATCCAGACGGCCCGCTCCCGCGTCGTGGCCGCCATCACCAGCTCCCGCGTGTTGTCGCCCGTGGCCCGGTTCTTCAACAGGTCCAGGTAGCCCAGGTAGTGGATCGGGACGCCCGTCGTGCCGCTGATCATCTTCGTGTTCGTCTCGATCTCGCGGAGCAGGTTCTCAACGCCGGCGGCGTCGGGCGAGACGAGCGAGAACTCCGCCGCATGCGCGATGGCCTTCCCTATGCGCCAGTTCTGGTCCGCGATCTGCTTGAGTAGGGTCGTGGCCTGCTGGGCGTCGGCGCACTTGAAACTCGGCGTCGGCGAGGCGAACAGATGGTTAATCTCGCGCAGGTCCCGCAGCGCCTTGTCCAGCCGGTCGATCTGCGTCAGGCACTTCGCTATCTTCGGCCGGGCGTCCTTGACGTCGTAGATGCGCCCGCCGAACTTCTTGAAAACGAACTCCTCCTCCGGCACGTCCCCCTCCGCCCAGTTCGCGCCCGCCGCCCACTTCAGCCGCTTGTACCACATGTAGTCCTTCGGGTCAACCTCCACCGTGTACCGCTTGGAGAGCCAGGAGAGGAAGCGGACCGAGACCATCCCGGGGTAGCCCTTGTACGTCCCGGGCTCCCAGAACAGCTGCAGGGCGATCTTGCCCTCGATCTCGGCCTCCTTGGCCAGCTCCTGCGCCATCTCGGCGTCCAGGGCGTTGAACTCGAAGAAGTCCCTGGCCCACTGGAGCTCGTTCTTCGCCTCCCCCTTGGTCTCGGTGCGGTGAACGATCTTCACGCCGTCGCCGAGGATGAACGCGGCCCGCAGGTCGATGATCGTCCCCGTCTGGAGACAGCCCCACTCGGAGACGCCGCTGTACTTCTCCGAGACCGCTTTGACCGCCGTCCCGTAGTCGCGGTAGTCGTTGCCGACGTACTGGGCGGCGCTCGTCTTGAGCGCGAGTATGTCGTCCACGAGCAGCTCCTGCACCTCGCCGAGCCGCTTGTTCTGCGCCTCCAGCCCGCGCCGCAGTTTAGTGAGCTCATCGTTGTTCGCGACGACCCGCCCCAGCTCGGCGGATACCTCGTCCTTCTGCTTTATCGTCTTTTGCAACTGCGCTTTAGTCTTAGTGTTGAAGATGTCCATCGCCGTTCCCCTAGAGCGGGTACACGTCCTGCTCTATGACGCCGAAGAAGGCGCCGCCCCGCATCATGTGCGTCGCTATGCCGTAGCCGGCGGCGTCCATCAGGTGGTTCCTAAACTTCACCGGCTCCGGGAGCGGGTTCCCCTTCTTGTCCTCGCGCCAGTGGTAGATGTTCGCCTCCTCGACGAGGTTCGTCGAGCCCGGGACGATGCGGACGTCGAGACTGCGGCAGAAATCGATCCTGGCGCGGACCGAGTCCGGCCCCTTGTCCGCCGGCACGGCGTTGAACCCCGCCCGCCGGAGCTCCTCGATGCTCTTGGGCTCCGCCGAGTCCCAGTACTGGACCGTGCCCGGATGGATCCCCTTGGCCACCATTTCCGCCCCGAGCGCCTGGTTCGTCAGTCCCGTCCGGTAGATGACCTCCTCGAGCCAGACCGTCCTCGCCCTCCGGTAAATCCGCACGAGGCCCGCCTCGTTGACGCTGTAGCCGAAGTCGCCGCCGTACCAGACCTCGTCAAAATTCGCCCCCCGGTCGAACGCGTGGTCCACGGGCCAGTTGTAGATGCGGCCCCGGTGCGCCGCCCACTTCCCGAGCCGGTATACCTTCCAGTAGGCCTCGTCCTCGTCCTTGAGCCGGTCCAGCTGACTCCGGTACTCGTTACGCATCGCGGCAATCGGGTTGTCGTCGACGGTCGAGTTGTGGACGGTCGCGTTCAGGTCCCGGGCGTCGAAGAACCGCTTCTTCAGCCACGGCGCCTGGGCCTCCTCGGGGTTGAAGGACATGATTATCTGCTGGTAGGACGGGCCGGCCTCACGGAGGCGGAGGTCAACCTTCATGAATTCCTCGGCGGAGAACTCGGTCGCCTCCTCAATCCAGATGCCCGTGATGCCCTTGATCGACTTGATCTTCTCCGGGTCGTCCAGGCCCTCGAACACGAGCTCGTTCATCCCGGCCGGGCCGGCGAACTCGATCTTCCTGTCGGACTTGTTGTACTCGTGGGCGACCCCGTTCTCGGCCAGGATCCGGCGCATTACCAGGATGACGGAGTCGGCGAGCGTCTTCCGTACCTTGCGCATGATGAGGAACCGGTGGCGACCCTCCTTGACGCAGCGCAGGAACACCTTCCGCCCGGCGAACTCCGACTTGCCGGACCCGGCGCCGCCGCACAGCACCAGGTAGCGACTCCGGTCCTCGAGTAGCGGGTAAAACGACTCGCTGACAACCAGTTCCATGTCGTTCATGTCGTCTTCACCACCTTGATGGTGAGCACCCCGTCGGTGCTGACCTTGCCCCCCAGCTCCAACTGCTCCTTGCAGATCCCGAGGTGCTTGGCCAGCATGTCGAGCGCCTTCATCTTGTCGTGCATCTTGAAACTGAGCAGTACGCCGCCCCCCTTCGCCGAGCCCTCGCCGACACTGCAAATCGCCCGGCTGGCGCCCGCCGGCATGTTGCCGAATCTCTTGGGCTTGACGTTTCCCTCCCCATCAATAACAACGTAGTCCTTGATGTCGGCGAACGCGATGACGGCGATCTCGTCCAGCACGCGCTCGGCCGTGATACTCGTTACCCTCTTGCGCTCCTCTATCGCGGCCTGGACCGCAGCCCGGACGTGGGGCCTGGCCAGTAGCTTTGACGCCTTTATGGCGGCCGACTTAGCGACGTAGCCCGCCCGGGTGGCGGCCTCCTTCCCGTTCAGGTCAATGAGGTACTCCTGAACGAAACGGGCCTGGCGGGGGGTTAGTTCCGTCATCTCTTCACGTCCTTGGCAATCTCGTTCAGCTTGGCCTTTATCTCGTCGTGGGCGTCCTTGTTGTCCGTGCGGAAGAGGTTGAAGTTCTCTTTGATGTTCTTGATATCCGCCTCTAGGACGGCGACGCGCAGGTCCACCGCGTGCTGAACCTCGGAGGCGTTCGGCTTAGCGCCGTTGGCCACCAGCATGTAGACGACCAGGACCAGGTAGAGCAGGATGGAGAGGTACGTTTTCGCCTTGCCGTTTGAGGGTAATTGCAATTTCATCTCCTATTTTCCGTGGAAGATGAGGGAGAGAACCCTGTCGAGCAGGACGCCGTAGCCGACGTTGCGGACGTCGCGCCAGAGGCGGGCCTTCTTCATGAAGGAGATCGCGTCGTCGCGGACGAGTATCTGCTTGTCCTTCTCGCCGATAACGACGTCCTTGTTCCCGACGACAACGACCAGGTTGTCGCGCTCCGCCCGGACGTCCGCCAGTTGGGCGGCCTGGACCCCGTTCTCCCGCTCCATGCTCGGCACGAGCGTGAACTTGAGGTAGGCGTGGTCCTCGAGCGCCTGGGCGTTCACCCGGAAGGCGGCGAGGGAGAAGACGGCCTCGACCTGAGATGCGGCGTTCGAGCGGAGCCATATCTCCCGCGTGTCGAGCCACCCCTGGGTCTTGGCCAGTACGGTTTCAGGAGGGGCCGTCTTGAGTTCGTTGATGGCCCTGTCGCGCTCGCGTCGGGCCTCGTCCCGCTCCCTGCGGATCCCGGCCTTCTCGATCTCCCCGGCAGCGTCCCTCTCGCGGAGGATGACGTTCTCGGCAAGGAGGATCTCGTTGGCCGCTTCCTTCTCGGCGATCGTCTTGTCGGCCCGAGCGTCGACCTCTTCGACCTTGGCCTCGAGTTTCGTGATGGCCTTGTAGATGGCGAAGCCGCCGGCCGCGAGGGCCAGAATAAGGAGGACGGCCAGAACGGTTTTCACTTGGCCGCCCCGCTTTCTCCGTCCTGAATCTCGACCCCGCCGGGGGTCTTGAGCTGACGCCAGAGTCGCCGACCCGTGTGCCAGCCATAAAGGGCGCCGATGGCTATCCAGGTTTCGGCGAATGACGCCTTGAGTTGAATCGCCAAGCCCACGACGGCCACGAATGAAAGGAGATAAGCCACGCCGGAGTTAACTTCGATGTTGAGTTTCATTATCCCCCCGGTACGATGGCGAACGTCACCGCCTTGAGGAGCGGCGAAGGTAGCCAGGTCGCGTTGTCGATGTGGATGTGTTCGTCCGACACCTCGAAACGCCTAATGCCCAGGTCGTAAAAAATCTTGTAGAGGACGGCCCGGGTGATGTCAGAATAACATTTAATGTCCGCGGCGTGGCCGAGGGCGTCCGGGCCGGGGAGGTGGGCGGAGTGTTTCGCCCCCTTCCAGTAGATGTTCCAGGGCATGCACCGATTGCCCCCGTTGATGATTATGGCCCGGCCGTATCGTTCCCGGCCAAGGTTGAGGATCGTCCTCAGCGCGGGGTCAAATGAAACGAAGCCGCAGCCGCACCGGCAGCCGAACGGCTCCTCGGGGAAGTAGTCGCGCATCGGTTTCTCCGCGGCGGTAGGGCGGGCGGATTTTGA